ACCTGCAGCAGCCAGGGCGGCAGGTTTAGTAGTACTTGAGGGTGATACAACAAACACTACTTTTGAAGCTGCTGCAGCGCCTTCTGTGATGGCCTGAGACAATGCTTCAAGGGATTTCAGATCTCCAATAAATTGGCCGACCCTACCCCTACCAAAACATTCACCATCAACGGTATTGAATCGAAGGACCAACCAAGGGTTGGTATCAATAGGTGATTTACCAACTGACTTAGGAAGGACTTTACCGTTTACTTCCTGATGCCAAACAAACCTATTGTTATCACGTTTAACATGTGTAAATACATCAACAGTATCTACCTGACTTGGATAGCTATCCTGTGGTTCATTAGGAATATCATCCTTTTGAATCTCTGCATAACCCTCAACAAGTTTCTTTGAAATCTTTTCTTTGGTGACGATTTCTAATACGTTGCCGTTGCCGTCTCGTTCTACAACGTAGCGGTTCAAAGGATACACCTTAAGACCGTCCTTACCCATGAAGATCAAAGCGTTGCCTGCTACAACCAAGTGAAGCAATGCTTGGTGCACTGCTACCCGATCATCTGAAGCGGCTATTGATTCAAGGATTGTACGTTCAACCTTTGCAAATGAGAGGTCAAGTTCAGATCTGATCTCAGGTCCGAACTGCTCACCCAATTGGCTCTCATCAAGCTGCAATTTAAAGAAGCTTGTTTGAGGTGGGAGCAACGCAAGCATTAGCTTACTAGCAAGTGTTACTACTGCTTTGGCTCCGACTGATTGCCAAGGTGTCTTAAGTTGTTTCATGCCCATCGTGTGCTCTTCATGCCCTCTGATGAGATACGGAAGAGTTAGACGGGAAGCTTCGATTGCTTCGTCAAGAAATTGGGAACGTTCTGTACTTAGTTCGTCATACCTTTTCTTGGCTGTCATTTGTAATATCTAGGATTTTGTTTGATTTGTTTTATACGGCCACCTCTTCTATTAAATGAATATCTTGAACCTTGACGAACCATAGCTTCCCTAACACCACCAATAGACTCCATACGTACACCGCCACCAGATTTTGAATCAACATCAAAAACTGATTGATCAACAACACTCTTGGTCTTTTTTTTTGAGCTATTGAAAGTGTTAAGATCAGCTTTACCTCTATCTTCAATCGCCTTTATATCATTTTTGTAAGCAGCATTAGACCCTAAACCAGACAACTTGTCTGAATCAGTTCTACTATTCTGAAGCATTGAAGGGCTATAGTCAGAACCAAAGATAGTCCTTAAGTCGTTCTCTGAATCAATTGATGAGACCCCTTTAGATTTCGCATAATTTCTAACTCTGTTTAGATCATTCTGAGAATCAAAAGATTGAATACCAATTTGATTAGCAATAGCTCTTTCATATGCATTACCAAAGGAAGAACTTGAAGAACCACTTTGATTTGCACTACTAACATTAGGAGCAGAACTGCCTATAACTTTATTCAGATCATTTTGTGAGTCTATGTTGCGAACACCTTTTGACCTAGCGTAATCCTTAATTTTATTGATATCATTTTGCGAATCAAGACGCTTGATCCCAAGATGTTTAGCAATGGCTTGGTAGTATTGATTGCTATAGAGACTATTGCTACTGCTACTACCGCCAGAAGAAGAAGAAGAAGAACCACCACTACCCATGATTTTGTTTAAATCATTTTGAGAATCTATGCTACGGACGCCTTTAGACCTAGCATAATCTTGAATAGTTTTTACATCTTTCTCTGAATCAAAAGCTCGAAAGTTGAGATGTTTTGCTACGGATTGATAGTAAGAATTATCTAGATATTTTTTCCAGCTCATGTATCCTCCATATATTGTTTGATCCATTCAACAACACTTCGCTGTCCAGACCTATACATAATTTTTTCCATTGAATCATCAAAGCTAGGTGTGAGTGGTGGAAAGTTTTCGTCAAGTCGATGCAGCAATCCACGTGATTGCATACCTAGACTTTCAAGCATACTGGGGGAGATTGACATTTGAGTGTTCAAAGAAGGCGGGCATTCTGGCTGACTTAGTAAACACAAGTTCAGGAGCTTTGCCCTGATACATTAAGTTGTCGCTAGAATCAAGCCAAAATTTTTTGTCTAAATATTTATCGGCGTTGCTACCCAAAGGTTGCATCACCCAATTAATTGTAGCGAGACGAAGCTTATCAAGACTGGGGCTAATTTCTAAACCCAACTCACGACAAACAATACTATTTGCCGCGACATGAATTTGTTCATCACGACTAATATCTGCGCTTACAGTTCGCATTGCAGCTGTACCATTAGCGCGAAAGAATGGTAGAAGAACGAAGAAAATTGAACGCTCGGCAACCATTGCTTTTGTGATCGTGTGATCAGGATGCGCGATCCAAGCATCTCGTAGCCGTAACGCTTCGGACTCAGCTTTCGCATCCACCCCGTCAGCATTTGCGATGTAACCAAGAGCCACGTCGTGGTTTTCTTCGTCTTTGACATTGGATAGGAGTAATTCCCGTGCCAAGTCTGGAACTTCAGTGGAAAGTGCATCACGGATAAAATCTCCCACAGGTAGTTCCATGGATCGAAGCGCAATTGCACGGTGCAGAGCTTCTTGTGCTCCCTCTTTGCATGTACCAGCAGTTGTTTGTACTGGTGTCCATTTCCGTTTCCGGTTTAATAGTTTCTGATAAGGATTCATTCTTGACAATCACATTGTAGGTCTTCATTTAAAATGTCCTCTAAATAACTGTCCACTTCTGACTCATCCAATGCAGCATATGCATCTGATTTATCTTGTGTATCTGGCATCACTTGAAGCGCATAATAGAGGCTAGTTTGCGGGGACCGTAGCCACTCTTCCACGAATTTATTGTCGTAGGTTACAACGTCACTCCAAGAGTTAAAGCTATATCCATGAAGAAGCCCTGTGCTATTGAGCAGTCTCATCAGTCCGTCAGCAACTGCCTTATAGGCATCCCAACCAACCTCTGATGCGATCTCAACATCACCATAATTATATGTTTGTACACCGAACGTGCCGCTATCACGGTCCACAGTACGGCTAATAGGTGGTGCAATTTCAGGGGTAGATGTAAAGCCATCAAGATCTTTTGATCTGTAGCTACACGATGCAGTAGGCGCAATTGCAAACGCCCTATCCATATTGTGTGACCGAGCAACACGTGCAGCAAGGTTGATACCAAGCTTCAGTTGTACTGCTAATTCATATGCTGGTGTACGAATTACTTCTCCACTGTTGAGGCAGCGAAGTCCTTCACCAAACTGTTCATACGTTACTCCGTACCTTCGTAGCAGGTTGGCAAGTCCGAGCATTCCAAGTCCGACTTGTCTATCTGTTTCGCTAGGCAGATATTCTCCTGAATCGCCAACGCCAGTTCGACCATGGAGTTTGCACAGTTCTTGCATCCCTTCAGTGAAAGCTCTTGGAATGTCGTCAAATTCACAGGCAGAGAGATTGACATGCTGCAAGAGACAGGTGCCTCGGCTTGGCAAATACACTTCAGTGCATACGTTGCCTCGGATTCGTTTTCCATTTTTGTCATACTTAACTTTGTTTAGCCAAATGTCACCTGATTTGATTCCATGAAGAAGCTCTTCCTTAAACGGACACCCCTGCCACCATTCATCGGTGATGTTGATGCAGCGTTTGACCCAAGGTAGTTCGGCTCTAGAAGTAGTAATAAATTCGAGAGCATCAGGATGGGAAAGATCCAAATGCAACACAATTGCACCATTCTTGTAACGATTTCCGCGTCTAATAACTTCATTTAGTGCAGAATAGATTTTACCAAAACTGACTGGACCTGAAGGCATCACACCACTAGGTCTTTCTTGTCCACGTGGTGAAAGTTTGGACAGGTGAATTGCACACCCTGCTCCATAACGTAAGGCGTGACTGGCGAAGCGCCAGCTAGCCTCAACGCCGTTCGGCCCTTCCATCTCATCTTCGACAACGAAGACGGTGCAGCTAACTGGAAGTCGTCCCGTAGGCTCATCAATCCATTGCTGAACACGGCCAGTTCTAGATATAAGGTTTGTCATTCGATAATCAAGTCCATTAAATAAGGTGGTTTGTAGTTTGAAGATTTAAGAACCTTGCCATCAGGTCGATATATTGGCTTACCGTCATCTCCAAGTTTTGACATGTTCGATGAATGAACACGTCTCATAGCTTCGTCAAGATCCCATTCTTGACTAGCAGCATATTGAAAGCAAACATATACAAGATCAGCCAGCTCTTTAAGCTGTTCACACTCATCTTTTAAATGGTAAGCTTCGTGGAATTCACTCCACTCTTCATCAATCAGTGCTTTCTGTAGTCCCTTCTGGGCTACCCCAGTCATCAGCATATAAGCGGATCGGAATTGTTCCGCTTGTTCCATCAGACTGGTGTGTATGTAACAACTC